AGTTGCCGGAACAATACGACCCTGCTTTGATCGAGCAGAAGCGCGCTCAAGCCATGACCGTGAAGGACCAACTTGAGCAGAAGTGGAAGGCGATGGAGTACACCACCCCGAATGCCAATGCCAAGCTTCAGGCCCAGACTTCCAGCGCGAACAATGCAGCGACGGTGGCTGCGACCGATCGGGCGACGAATCAACGCGCGGCGACCGCTGCGGCAGCGGCACAGCAGAAGGTTGCACCGAAGCCCATTCCTGCCTCTGCGCTGAAGATGCAGCAAGAAAGCCTTGATGCCATCGGCACGGCGAACAGCATCAACGCAGATCTTGACGCGATCAATGCGCAGATCGAGAAGGGAACGCTCAAGTTTGGCCCGGTCGGGAACCTTGCCAACGCCGCGCTTAATGCGACAGGCATGAGTACCGAGGAGAGCCGCAACTTCGCCTCCTTCAAGGCCAACATGGAGAAGCTTCGAAACGACTCTCTGCGACTGAACAAGGGTGTTCAGACCGATGGCGATGCACAGCGAGCGTGGAACGAGCTGTTCTCGAACATCAACGATACGAAGGTTGTGCAGCAGCGTCTCGCCGAGATCAAGCGCCTGAACGAGCGCGCGGTGCAGTTGCGCAAACTGGACATCGATGCAGTTCGGACGAACTACGGTCATGAACCGCTGGACGTGTCCGGCTACGAGAAGCAGCCGCCGACCCTGAACGGCGGAACCACTGCACCCGCCAAAGCGAAGATTGCGGTCGGGACGGTTGACAGCGGGTTTCGATACAAGGGCGGTGACCCCAAGTCGCAGTCTTCCTGGGAGCCAGTGAAATGAAGCCATGGGAGAAGGACTGGGCGCCCGATCCTCTTGAGGCGGCGCTTGTTGCCGAGGGCGCTACTGGCAAGTTTGCGGACGTGGTTCGCAGCATGTACCAGCAAGAGTCGTCTTCTGGGAAGAACACCAAGACATCGAATGCTGGTGCGGTGGGTCCAATGCAAGTCATCCCGTCTACGTTCTCCAGCGTTGCGGATAAGGGATGGGACATCAAGAACGAAGAGCACAACCTGCGAGCGGGGATTCGCTATGCAAAACAAGGCTTCGAAGCGTCTGGAGGGGACCCTGCACTTACCGGAGCGTACTACTACGGCGGCCCCGGTGGACTTGCGAAGGCTCGTCGGGGGGTTGCTGTCTCAGACCCCCGGAATCCCGACGCTCCCACCACGCTGCAATACGGACAGCAGGTTGCAGCGCGTGTGCCCAAGGAACCGCTGAATCCTGTCATGGCGGCAGGGAAGGCTGTCACGGATGCTGTGATTCCGTCTGCCAATGCAGCCGAGCCGGCTAGTTTGAAGCCATGGGAAAAGGAATGGGAGGCTCCTGCCGCGCCCTCTGCATCTCCGGCCGGACCTCTTGAGGTTGCGAGTGGGGCTCTCAACGCAGCCCGCGGGGTCACCAACGACTACGGCAAAGGTTTGATTCGTGGTGCTGCACGTATTGGGAACACGATCATCAACGCCGGCACTAAAGCCGCGGCGGACGCGATCCCTTCCGAGCCGAACATGCTCATCAACCCGGAGTTCCAGCGCCCGCAGCAGTCGCTTTCTGGTCTCATCACTGGCAAGAAGCCGATGAGCCCGGCCGAGGTTGCCAATCTCGAACGCCAAGGGAGCCTCGCCGCCTATGACAGGGAAGCACCGACCAGCCTGGCTTATCAAGCCGGAGACCTTACGGCGCAGGTTGCCGGAACTGCTGGTGTAGGTGGGGCCATCGCTGCCCCACTGCGTGCGGTAGCTCCTGCCGTCCCTGCTGCTGCCGGCGTCCTAACCAAGTTTGCAAACGCAATTGGATCAGGCGGCATGCAGTTGGGCGGGGCTCCTGCTGCGACCCTTACTCAAGGGGTCGGGAATTTGGCCCTACGTGCAGGAGGCGGCGCGGTTGCCGGTGGCGCTTCTGCTGGACTGATTGACCCAGAGCAGGCCGGTCAAGGGGCTGCTATCGGTGCTGGCTTTCCGGTGGCTGCCAGGGCCGTCGCTGCTGGCGGTCGAGTGGTTGGGGCAAGATTGGCAGAGCGCGCGACTGAGAGAGCAGCCGACATCAGCCGCCGCCAGCCGATGTTCGACACGCTGCGCGATGGTCTCGATGCCGGATATGTCGTCCCGCCGTCGAGCGTGAACCCGTCGATGCGCAACACGGTAACGGAAAGCGTCTCCGGGAAGATCGCGACAGCTCAGGTCGCGTCGTCACGAAATCAGGTAGTTACCGATCGATTGGTTCGGCAATCTTTGGGGCTCGCTGATGATGCGCCGCTGACTACCGAGGCATTGCAGGGTTACCGTGCGGCTCAGCATGCCGCCGGGTATGAGCCTTTGCGTCAGTTGGGCAACATCCGGGCTGATCAGCAGTTCGATGATGCCCTCACCGCCATCATCAGGAACAACACCGGCAGGGGAACCATCCCGGCAATCGCTAATGATGAAGTGGCGAATCTGGCTAACGCTCATCGGTCCGGTGGCTTCGACGCAGGTGACGCGGTTGACGCGATCCGGGTGCTGCGTGAGAACGCGCAAGATGCCTTCCGGAACGGCAACACCGCACTAGGGCGCACGAACCGAGCCATCGCCGATGCATACGAGCAAGCCATTGAGCGGGCCATTCCTGCAAACCAAGCCGATCTACTGAACGCCTACCGTAGCGCCCGCACGAACATGGCCCGCAGTTTTACGGTCGAGAACGCCTTGAAAGAGGGCTCCGGGGCCGTAGACGCCAGGAAGATCGCCGCCGAACTCCAGAAAGGAGCCCCGTTGGATGGCGAACTTTTGACCGTCGCTCGCTTTGCCAACACCTTCCCTAAGGCAACGCAGCCTCCATCAACCGTGAACGGTCCGGGTGTTCATAACCTGAAGGCCATGTTTGCAAGTGGCGCTGGTGCTACTGGCGGGGCATTGGGCGCGGCGGTTGGTGGCCCGGTTGGAGCCGCGGTTGGTAGTGCGATTGGCGCTGGCGGGGCTTACTTGGCCCCGGCCGCTGCTCGCGCGCAGATGTTTTCTAGAGGGGCGCAGAACTCCTTGATCCCGCAGGTACAGCAGGGGAACAGCCTGCTCCAGTTCGCGCAAAGCCCTGAAGTTTCGGAGTTGGCCCAGCTATTCGGTAGGACCGCGCCTGTACTTGGAACGCGCTAGCCCTTCTTTGTAGCCCAGGACAACCGCCACCACAAAGATGACCACAAGGAGGGCTGCTGCCTTCCATAGCTTGAACTCGATGTAATCCATCGCCGCATTTTCCTTCAAAGCCGCCTCCGGGTGGCTTTTTCGTTTTCTGAGGACCTCAAATGGCAAATTTCTTGGCCCCGATCATCAACGGACAACAATTCGATGCCAACGGCGACCCGTTGAACAGTGGTGAGATCTACGTCTACCTCGCAGGCTCATCGACCCCTGCCACGACCTACACCACTCAGGCCGGGGGTACGCCAAACACCTTCCCGATCGACCTGAACACCCTTGGGGTGAACGAGGACGGCGAGATCTGGCTGATTGGCGGTGCTGCGTACAAGTTCGTCATCAAGGATTCCGCTGGCGTGACTTTGCGCACGCTGGACAACATGAGCGGGATCAACGACAGCACGGTAACGACCGATCAATGGGTCGTCTACCAATCAGCCCCTACCTACGTCAGCGCAACTTCCTTCACGGTTGCCGGGGACCAGACGCAGACCTTCCAGATTCGGCGCCGGCTCAAGACGCAGAACACCGGGGGGCTGGTCTATTCCACGATCACCAACAGCGTCTATTCAAGCCCGAACACCACTGTCACTGTACAGAACGACTCGGGCGTGCTCGATAGCGGGCTGTCTCAGGTCTCCTACGGGATCATCTCGGCGCTGAATTCGTCACTCCCTTATGGGTTGTTGATCGGTGTCACAGCGTTCACAGCGTCTGGCACGTTCACCCCCAACGCAGCCGCTAAGCGCTGGTTGGTCAAGGGCCAAGGAGCGGGCGGTGGTGGTGGTGGTGGTACTGGCACGGCTGCCGGTCAGGTCAGCATCGGTGCAGGCGGTGCGGCTGGTGCGATCGGTGAAACCTTCATCTCTACGTCATTGCTGCCAAGCGTGGCAGTGACCATCGGGGCAGGAGGTGTGAGCAACAGTGGTCTTGCGGGCGGCGCGGGCGGGACGACGAGCTTCGGAACGCATCTTTCCCTTGCTGGCGGTGCTGGCGGGGCTACTGCCGCCTCGGCCGCCGCGGTGGTGGTAGCCGGAGCTGCTGGCGGCGCTGCGACCTTGGGCAACGTGTACCTCCAGCCAGGGCAGAACTCATCCGGAGGTGGTTCCTCGAATGCTCAGGGCTATGCCTGCGGTACTGCCGGCGCAAACAGCCTCTACGGCGGCGGAGGTGCTCCAGGTGCTATCGGTGTTGGTGCTCCTGCTATTGCCGCTGGTGGTGCTGCGACAGGCCGCGGTGCTGGCGGTGGTGGTGCTGCTGCTGTGTCCGGCAGCGGCGCGGTTGGTGGTGGAGTCGGAACGGGCGGAATCATCGTGGTTTACGAATATGCGTAGGCCTGACATGGACCGCGACACCCAACCCGGCGATCTGCCGCGCCTCTCCAAAGTCATCGACTTTCGGCTCCCGTTGACTTGGCTGCTAGGCGTTGCCTTCATGGTCGCAGGCTCCTTCGTCACGATGTACTTTCAGATCGGACAACTTCGTGAAGACATGACAGATTTGAAGATAACCGTGAAGGCCGGGAATGGGGCGGCCGCCACTGTGCAGGGCGAATTAGCAATTCTGCGTTTTCGCGTCGAAACGCTAGAGTCTGACAAGCGATCAAAGTAAAATAGGCGAGCCCACAAAGCGCTACCAACGCGATGCGGGCTCTAACCACAACAACCTGTTCGAGAGGTCATCATGGCTGAGCCAATATTAACCGCTGCGCGTTTGCGCCAGCTTTACTCCTACGATCCAGAGGCCGGGAGCTTTACCCGCCTCGTGCGAATTGGCAGGAACCATTTTCCCGGTGTAGTTGCTGGTGCACCCTTCGGCAAAGGTTACCGGAGGCTGCGGGTCGATGGGCAAACCTATGTTGTCCACCGCCTCGTATGGCTGTACGTGAATGGGAACTGGCCCAATGGAGACATCGATCACATCGATGGTGACAAGTCGAACAACAGGATTTGCAACCTCAGGGATGTCAATCGAAGCACCAATCTTGAGAACCTGAAGGGGACGAAGGCGAAGGATAAGAGCAGATTGCTTGGCGCGTTCCCCGTCAACAAACGATCATGGTTTTCTAGAATTCAGGTGAAGGGCAGATCCATCTATCTCGGGTGTTTCCAATCGGCAGAAGATGCCCATGCAGCCTACTTAGCTGCCAAACGAGAATTTCACGAGGGCAACACCCTCTAACCACCAAGCCCGCTTCGGCGGGTTTTTCTTTGCCCGAAGGAGGGCCACATGAACGCGATCTCCAACTGGTTCGACACCAAGTTTGTGCCTGAGTGGCGCAAGTCCCTGAAGATGCTTTCGGTCCAATGGAACGTGATCTGCGCGGCAGCGGTGCCGGCGTGGCTCGCGCTCCCCGACAGCCAGCAGGCGGCGATCCTCGGCGCCATTGGCATCAACCCGGGATGGGTCATCGGCGCTGCCTTCGTGGTTGGTATCCTGGCTCGCCTGAAGTCGCAAGGCCTCAAGGGGTAGGCCATGAACACTTCGCAGCAGGGCATCGAACTTATCAAGAAGTTCGAGGGCGTCCGCTACCACGCCTACGATGATGGCGTGGGGGTCTGGACCATCGGAGTCGGGCATACCAAGGGCGTCATGCCCGGGGACAAGATCGACGACCGGCAAGTAGACCAGTTCCTGCGTGAAGACCTTGAGTCGGCCGAGTACGCTGTGAGCCGTCTGGTCAAGGTGGATCTGACGCAGAACGCCTTTGATGCACTCGTCTCGCTGGTCTTCAACATCGGCAGCGGCGCCTTCGCCAGTTCGACTCTGCTGAAGATGCTGAACAAGGGCCAGACACAGGCGGCAGCGGACCAGTTTCTTAAATGGACGATGGCAGGCGGCAAGGTGCTCCGCGGCCTCGTCACTCGTCGGGCAGCCGAGCGCGTGCTGTTCCTCTCATGACCCGCGAGATCGACATCGCCGAGCGCCAGGCGCTGGCACAGCCGCGTGACTTCCCAGAGGAGTTCGATAAGCCGACCACATGGAACGTCTGTGGTGACTGCGTGCGGTGCTTCCAGGGCATCCCGACCCGCATTCAGTGCCGTGTGTGTGAGCAAAGGAGGACGATATGAAGGCTCACGAAACCCTTGAAAGCTCCGACCCCCTGGGCCGGTGGATCGCCATCTACTGCCCCGGTTGCGAGGTTGCGCATGCCATCCCTGTCGAGAAGCCGAACCCAGCCAACGGCGCGGTCTGGAGGTTCAATGGAGACATGGAGCGGCCCACGTTCTCGCCGTCGCTGCACCTTGTTGGCTTCTGCCATTCCTTCGTCACCGATGGGCGCATCCAGTTCCTGAACGACTGCAGCCACGCGCTCGCCGGCCAGACGGTTGATTTGCCGGACATGCCGGAGGATTGGAAATGAGCGCTCAATGGTGGAACCTGTACTGGTGGCTGCTCAGGGGCGGGCGATGAACTTCTGGCACGGCGTGAGCCTGGGCCTTGTGCTCGGCGTGCTGTACGGGCTCGTCGTCTTCCTATGAGCCTGCTGCTATCCCCACGGGTCTGGGTCGCGCTCGCCTTCGCTGCTGTGCTGGCGGCGCTGGGCGTGCAGACCATGCGCTTGAGCCATGCGCACGCCGAACGCGCATCCCTGATGCAGCAGTACGCCGAAGCCGCCCGACAAGCAGAGGCAGATGCACGCGCCGAAGAAACCCGCCGTCAGGCAATCACCGATGAGGAGGCCCGCCATGGGCAAGAACGAATCGCAGCTGTGGAGATGGAGCGCGATGCTGCTCGCGCTGACGGCGACCGCCTGCGGGACGCTATCCGTGCCGCCACCAGCGGAGCCCGCCCGAATCCCGGCTCTGCCAGCGGAGGGCCGGGTAAGCCTCTTGCCGACCCCATCGGAATGTTTGCCGAGCTGCTTGAGCGGGCTGACCGTAGAGCGGAAACGGTCTCTGGATATGCTGACCGGCTCAGGGTCGCCGGGGAAACCTGCGAACGCTACGGAGACGGACTACAGGCTCCCACTGGGCGGTAAGCTCATGTCTCCCAATCGCTGATTCCGCGACACACCGGGATCGACGTGTACGGGAAACGGGAGTTTCTATGCATGAAGATGGTGGCCGGTGCTGGCCCTCGATCGTTTGCTGCGCCTCTCGTCTTGCGAGTCATAGAGGCGCCAATGCGCTAGTCGGGGGCAGGTCGCATTGCTCTGCACCATTCACCATCACGGCTGCGGAATGCTACTGGGCCAGTCTGTTCACGGCCGCCGAAGCAACCGAGCATTCCGCATGCGTGATGGTGGATCGCCTTGGTATCGAACCAAGCCTGCCGAAGCGACAGCTTTACAGGCTGCCCCGCGTCCTTAGCGGTATAACGATCCATGGCGGAAGTTGAAGGAATCGAACCATGCGCCATCCCTGACGCCCACGGTTTTCAAGACCGATTTGAGCCCTGCTCGGCAACTTCCTCGCGCGCGATTTTGCCACGGTTTTCGCAGAAAGCAGCACTGTATAGATGCACATGGGGTAAACTACAGGTTGTCAACGTGTGCGGGCACCGAGACAATACCGCTTGAGCCTCCAAACTCATGCGTTTCAGCCCTAACGGGTGGTGCCCGCACACCGGAAACGCAGCAGCTTGGAGGCTCTTTGCGTTTCATGGTCAGGGCGCCGGTTGACGTAGCTGATGGGCGAATGTCGTCGCCGCACCCGAGATAGCGATGCCGCTCATGACCCCAGCGGCCCGGCCTTTTGCAGGGACCGGAGAAAACGAGCAACTCGACGCATCCACGTTTGGCCCACGATACGGGCGCTCGACAGTACGAATGCAACGCTTCGGCGAGTGGTAGGCCCCAGCCATCAATACGGGGACCGGCCAAAGACTACCAATGCAGAGTCTCGGGGTCACCTATCCCTGAAATTTAAGAGCTGTCCTTTCCTTGCTCAGAGCGGGCTCTGATAGCAGCAAAGGCGCGAATTACCGCCTCCGCAAGTTCAACGGCACGCTGATATTTGTCGCCGTTCGCGTACAGGCTGAGAGCTTCAGCAAGCGTCAGAAGCTCCTGATGAGAAGGCAAATTGGCCCACTCCACAGCATGGGGCGTCAACTCAGGCAGATCCATAGTTCTTCCAGTATTTCCGGCACCGCAGGCAGCAGACCGAACCCTCCCGGTCGCGGCCCCATGCGTGGCCCAAGAAAAAGCAGCTCATCTCTCTTCCTTTCCTTGCTCAGAGCGTACTCGGAGGGCGGCATCGATTGCGTCATCGAGTGATGCGTGGTCGTATCCCTCGCCTCGGTCATGGGCGTATGGAGTCGAATCCCATCCGGCAACCATCGGCAGCACGTAGTAGCCATACCATCCGCCGTCGCGGCCGTCTCGTTTTGCACGCTCACGCAGCCATCGATACCGCTCCGCATCGGCCCGCTCCTGCTTGACGGCTTCCTCTGCAACCTCCCGCACGAACGCTGCCAGGCCATCCGGGTCAAACCCGTGCGTCGTCAGCCCATTCGCGTCCACCAAACCGAAGCCGAACGCCTCATGCTTGACGGCAATCGCCTCGATCGCTTTTTCATCCATGGCTCTCTCCTTCGTTGATGGCTATGTCTGCTGCATCCATGATATCGGCCGCGTAGTTCAACGCTGCGCGCAGGTTGTCGATCAAGAACGGCGGGTAGGGCGGTTTCGCAAGTAGCTGCGACATTTCGCGCAGCTCGTCAGTCGTCCAAGCTCGGCGCATTGGTCATTCTCCTTGCTCTATAGAGGGAGGGGGAGGGTTAGGGGTGGCGCCGGTGATTCGATCAATCCAATCGTCGTCAGATTCGCCGGGGAGCTTGAACGTGTTGGGAATCTCGTCGTCGTCGGTCATGCGCATTTTGGGCTCCTAAACGTTGGAATTGGGCAAAGGCTGTCCCTCTGACGCTGAGGCCAGATCAGGGCAGTTCCTGGAATATCGGGAAGGGCTGAAACCCCCATGGATCAAGGCTTCATGCTCGGGCCTGAGCGGGCGGTATTCGTGCTGTCCGTTGGTAGGGGGAAATTTGCCCAACTGGGCGCGAAACAGGCACTTGGCGCGGCTGGCGCGAAAGAGAAAACCCAGCAGTGGCGCGTACTTACGTGATGTGCGCTGATCGCATGTCGGACTCGAAATCAGGCGTACGGTATCCCCGTACCGTGGGTTCGAATCCCACCCTCTCCGCCAGCCACAAGGGTTTGATGCTACAGAAACCATAGCGTCAAGCCACCCTCTTCAGGGTTGTGGTGGGGGAATTCTGCCCAATCTTCCCGATGGCATCCTCCAACTTCCGGGTAGCCAAGTGGCTGTAGCGCGCGGTCGATCGCTGATCCTTGTGGCCCAAGATCGCGCCCACCGTGAACAGGTCCACATCGTTGTTGACCAGCTCCGAGGCCGCGCTATGCCTCAGGTCGTGGAAGTGCAGCCAGGGCATGCCAGCGGCCTTGCAAGCCTTCTTCACGTTCTTCTGGATGGTGATCTTGGCCGGAGCCTTAAAATGCCTTGCGCAGACCGCCACGCTCGGGTGAATGGGCACGATGCGTGGCTCTGAGTTCTTCGTGTCGGCCAGGTGCCAGCGGTTGCCGATCGGCACGGCCCGCATGATCTCGCCCAGCCGCATCCCGCTGTAGAACGCCATGCGTACGGCCATGCGCGCCTGCCGGTTCTTGGTGAGCTTGGCAATCCGCAGCATCTGCGCGCGGTCGATCGCCCTTCGCTGGACATTCTCGGCAAAGACGTACCCGGGAGCGACATCTGCCACGATCCTGAACATCTCCGGCCAGAGATCGTCTTCCACCGGGCGTCCTCGAGATGCACTGCTGTACGGTCTGCACGGAAATCCGCCAGCCACGATGTCAGCTCGTCCGCGGAAGGGGTCTACCATCGAAGAGCCGCACATCGCTGAAGATGGGGAATCGTGGGAGGATTCCGTCTCGCTGCCTAGCAAGCAGGACTCGCTGACGATAGGGCTCTCGTTCAACGGCTCCGATGCATCGGTGCCCGAGCAGATGCCCAGCCAAAATGCCTCCGCCCCCTCCGGCGAACAGGTGTAGCTCATTCACGCTTTCCCTTTCTGTCCAGACAGGAGCCGCTCAGCCCACCGTAGCCCATCTGCCTTGATGCCGCAATGAATGCGTACAGTGCAGCCCTCATCGCCCCAAGCATCGACAGTAGAGCCGCCATACGAAGCAGGAAGGCGCAGGGCTTCGACCTCTGCCGCCACCTTCAGAACATCGTCTACACGGTCGCTGTGCTGCTGATACCAGCTATCCCGGTCTGCTTTCGCTGCGTCGAGTTCGATCTGCATCCGTGCTGCCAGGTTGTGTGCGGCTAGCTCGGATTCCTCAAGAGCTGCTATGCGTGCATTGGCGTCGGAGAGGCGGACTAGCGGCATGCTGATGCAGTCCTCGTCCGAGCCATCGGGATCGGATGGGTATACCGGGTCTTGGCAAACGCAGTCCTCGGACCATACGGGCTCTTCCTTCTTGGTGGCACGAAGGTACGCCACTACTTGAAGATCAGTCATTTGCCATTGCCTCCCTCTGAGGTACGGGCGGCGTCCCAAGCCTTGCGCGATTCGTCGAGCGCGCGGATGTCGGCCTCGGTCAGTGGTTCGCCGGGCTTGCGCTGCGCCAGGTTGAACGCGCAGTTGGACAGCATCGCGCCGGCGTGCCTGAGCCTCTCCGCGTCTGCGCTCTCCCGGGGTGGGTGGGCGAACAGGGGCTCGTACTCGTAGTGGTCAAGGCGCATGCCTCGAATCCCCTCCGTGTACGTCCATGGGTAGTGACCGATCATCCCCGGCTCACTGCGATACCGGGTGCGCCACGCTACCGGCTCCGCTCCCTCTCCTGCTGGTGCTGGTCGCACGGTAGCTTCGTAGACGGCACTGGCCGCATCGCGGATGCTCTCGTAGACGGGCTGCTCTCCTGCTGGTGCTGGTGGAGATGCGGCGAGGACAGCTTCGATGCGGTCCCGCATGTCCCGTTTGATGTACGAGCTCGTCCCGTAAACCCGCGTGTTGAACTTGTCGTGAAGCTCTTGCAGGATCGCGCGCATTTCGCTTTCGGTGCTCATGACAGCCACTCCCTGATCGTGTGTACAAAGGCCCAGATCCAGGCCGAGCAGACCGCAAAAACTAGTGTGCGTAGAAGCCAGTCAGTCATTTCGTGTCATCCCCGGGCTGTGCAAGGGGAGGGGTGGCGCGATTGCATGGGCCGCTGAAGCCTCGTGGCGCCTGGCAGACGCCGGGCGGGCAGTAGCACACCGGCCGCTCACCCGGCTTCAGCGGTTCGCGCAGCAGAGACTTCGGCGCCTCGCGCAGCACTTGCGCATGCTCCCATCGGTTTTTCCGCTGGTTCTCGCTCTTGTCGTCATCCCCCGGCAGGCGGGCGGCGTCGATGGCTTCATCAAGCGCTTCGCCGGTCGTCCATTCGTTGAACCACTTGCCCCAATCGTTGGTCTTGTGGATGGTGCAGTGCGGGTGCTCTTGATCAGGATCGGCTTGATCGCGCAGCCACAGATACCGCGCTGCGTTCCTTGCGTCCTCGCTCGCAGGAGCATGCGTCTGCGCAGGCGCCTCGGTCGATGTCGGGGGAGTGGCGATATTGGCGCCAGCGAACCCATCGAGCCAGTGCTTGCCGTCAGAGCGCCCGGTGTGCGGGGGCTTCTCGCACGCCTGCCGGGCGAGGGCGCCGCGTGGCAGTGCGTCATCCAGACCATCGGTTTCCTTGATCTTGGCCGCGTACCACTCTTTCGACGGACGCTTTGTTATGTTGAAAGGCGCGGGTGGTGCGTCAAGAGCCTCATTGATTGCCTTGTCCACCAGCGAAGAAACGGAGGCCTTGCTTAGGCCAATTGGACACGGCGACACCTTGCACCCGTCGCAGTAGCGGAATGGTGCTGCGTGCGGGCAATCCTTCGCCTCCGTCTGCGCAGGCGCCTCCGGGATGGCCTCGCGCGCTTCACGCTCAACAGCGCAGCCCTTGCACCATTGAGGGCAATCGCCGTTCTCTTTCGTCGAGTGACGCGGCGCCTCCGGTATGGCGGCGGTCGGGGTGGCCTCAGTACGCAATGCCGATTCAATTTCTTCCAAGCCGCCCGGCCATTCGTCGTAATACTGACTGAGCATTCGTGCAGCCTCCGCCAACGACAGAACGTGCTGGCAATCCCATTTGTCAGTCCAGCGGACATACGGCTCCACAGGGGCTGCGCTCTTGGCTTGACCAGCAAGGGCGGCATCGATCAACGTAAGCAGTGCCTTTGCGGCGTTTCGCTGCTCGTAACCGCCTACGCCGTCGTAGTAGCGAACCGATCCATGTTCGACGTGGAAGCGAGCCTCCCGGAGCAAGTCCATCACCCCCTCTTGATCTCTTGCTGAGGAGGAGAGGGAATCACGCAATGCTTCCAGCGTCACCCGGTCGTGAGCGTCGGACCACTTGCACATGTCCTGCTCGCCGAGCATGTGGATGGCCTGGCGGATCAGAGTTTCTCGCGGCCCTTCAGGGGTCTGGGTAGTGGTCATGCTGGGGTGCTCCCGGTGGCTTTGGCGGGCTTGTACCCGTGTCCACTCGCCTCGCCGATGCACTGCTTGTGGACGCGCACCTTGTGACCGTCAGGAGTCTCCAGTTCGGCAAAGATAAAGCCACCCTTGATGCGGACCAGTTGCGCCGAACAGTGGAAGCACTGCGAGACGCCGCCATCCTTGAACTTGCGCGCGCTCATGCCGCACTCCCGGCGATACGGGCAGCATCTTCCTGAGCCCAGCGGGCTTCGTTCCTGCGCCGAAGCCACGTTTCGTAGCGCTCCTCGTAGCCGTTGAAGTAGTCGGCAAAAGTCTCGCGCAGTTTCTCGCGGTTGACCGTGTCGGCCATGTAGTAGCAATGGGCCAGCGACTTGACGAAGCTTCCGCCCTGCTTCTCCATCATGTGGAGGCCGTTGTCGTAGTGGACTTCACTCATCTCTTACCTCTTCAGTGGGTTGGGGGAGGTCAGCGCGAAATGCGAATGTCCGCATCCGGCGTCTCGCGACAGGCTGCCAGGTACTCCTCAACGAAGTTCACAAGGCCGTCGTAGTCACCCCAGCCGTTGGATGGGTTGAACGCCTTGAACCGCTCCGGGTCGCTGCGCAGCAGAGCCAAGCCAGCAGTCAGCGGCTCGATCAGTTGGCCCGCCTTGGTGACCTCGATTTCATCGGGGCGCCAAAGATGCTTGTAGATCCCAGCCTCGTCGGCCATCCTGCCGAGGTTGTGGGTGATGTTCCGCCAATAGACCTCGGTCGGGCGGCTCACTGTGAGAGTGACATCAAGGCTCATCGTGATCTCGTTTCAGTTATGCAGAGGGGCTGATAGATGGGTCACATCGCCAGGAAAGAGCGACCAGCGGCCATCGGAGCGAACGAGGGCTCATTCGCGACAAGGGCATGCGCTTGCTTGTGGTGCGGTTGGCAGAGCCAGACGACATCAAGAGGACGGTCGTAGTCCGGGTGGTGGGCGACAGCCTTTTCGCCACAGACCCAGCACGGTTGCTTCTTGAGACGACCATCACGAACAGCGTTCCCAACAACTACGTTGGCTGCACGACGCATAGGGTGCGCAGCCTTCCACTCGCTATTCACACGCTTGGCGAGTGCAATGCGATGGGGCTGTGCCGCGCGCATTTTGTCGTATGCGCGGTAGTAGTCGATCTTCTCAAGTCGGTTCACGCGCACGGATTCTTTGATGCATTCCTTGCAGCGGGACTGGTTGGACAGGTAGAAAGCCGAAGCCTCTTTCTTCTGATGGCAATTCTTGCAGTTCATGATCAGAAGGGAATCGAGTCGTCCATGTCGTCAAATCCACGACCGCCACCACCGCCAGATTGCCGGGGAGGGGGAGGCGCGGAACGACGCTGGGCCGGAGTCGGGGCGGCCTCTTGCTGCTCTTCCTTCGGCGTGATGGAGAGGCTCATGAACTTGCCCTTGCGCCCATCCTTGATCCAGGCCGCCAGCCAGAATTCCTCGCCGTCCACATTGATGGAGCCCTTGTAGTCAGGGTGTGAGTCCTTTTCCTTCCGATCATTTTTAAACAGGACGCCTCGGTCGGTGTTGTCGTACTCTTGAGTCATTGCTGTGCGCCTTTCGTAGATTTCTTCAGGGCGGATCTCGTTTTCGAGTCCAGTTGGTTTTCGAGGTAGACACGCTGGGTGTCGTCTAAGTTGTCTTTGGAGATCTCTGCCAAGGCGCCCGCCAGGTTTCCTTGAGCGACAAGGCCCGTAGCGCGCTGGGCGAGGTCTTGCAGGTAGTCCTTCCAGTCCTGCGGCAAGTCGTCACCGATGCCTGTACGCGCGCCAGAGACGAAGGCGCGGACGTTGTTGCCGCCCTTGCTGGCTGCGTTGCCGTCGTCGTCTTCGGGAGCGATCCCGCACGCAGTCATCAGCGAGTAGCGGCGGGCATAGGTCAACGCCGAGCCATACCCTTGGGGGTCTTGCTTGGATGCCGGAACGTGGAGTTTCCCGCAGCGTCGTTCCTCGCCCGATTCGTGCAGGAACACGGTTTCGACGGTGACGCCCGAAGAGTCCTCGAAAGTCTCCTGCAGGACCGCGATACCGTTGTCCAACAGGGCATCTTCAACTGCATCAAGGCAGTTTCCGAGGTCCGCATACTTGCTGCGGAAATGCGGGTTGTTCTTGTCCTTCAGCGCAGGACCGAAGGAGCGCTTTGCCTTCACGAAGGCGGCGGAAATCTGTTTCATGGTCAGAACTTGGTAGGGCGAATGGCTTCTTTGAACGCCAGGACAGCAGCCCGGAAGACTCCGAGGTGTTGCCGGCGAACAGCGAAGGTCAGGCGGAACACGTCCAGGTGCGTCATCACAGCACCTTGAACGCGATCACGGCCAAGACCAGCACCGCAACGAAGATCACGTATCCAACGGTCAGGAGGAAGTCTTCTGTTGCCGAACAGGGATGCGCACGCTCGTCCAATTCTGCGAACTGCGCGTCTGCGAATCGCTGGGAGTGCGTGTGCAGGAACCACTCTTGATCTTCGAAAGATATTTCGCGTCTCATGCTGCCTCCGTGTACTCGATGGCCTGCAGGCTGGCGATCTGCTGATTGATCTTGAGGACAGCGGCAGAGAATTCGCGCTGCAACTCTTCCTTCTTCGCCTTCAGGGCCTCGATCTGCTGGGCGCGCGGGTCCCATCCTTCTGGCATCTCGAATGTCATGTTGAAAGGGCAAACCAGAACGTAGCCATAGTCCTTCATGTCTTCGTGCTGCATGAAGACCATTTCATGGCCGTCGATCACGTTTGCACTGCTGTCCCACTCATGAGCGGGCTTGGCCTGGATGAAACCGGGAATCGTCACTGTGGGCATGGGATGGCTCCTTAAGCGGTTGCAAAAATCACGATGAGGGCGAGCACTGCGACGACATACAAAGCCTTGGTGGCTCGCGGCGTCTTCCTGCTCGGGTAGTACTCGATGCCGAACGGGTTCATTGACGCATCTCCAAAATCTTCTCGGCTAGGTCGTCCAAGACCTCTTCCTTGAGCAAGTCTTCGATCGGCTCACCACCGATCAGCACTTCATGGATTTCCAGATCCTCTGGAGCGCCCGGGTATGGTGCTGGGCCATAGTGGTCTGCCGGCTCTGCCGGGGTGTACTCAAAGCGGACTCGGAAATCGAAGCCGCAGTAAGTCACGGTCATTTCGCCGGGGCCTTCGCGGTAGCTCATGCGATGCTCCAGTCGTTCGGCGGCAGAGCCTTGAGCGGAACGCGCTTCTCGCCAACCACATGGGGGACGGGATCGGTGAACAGCTCGGAGACTTCGAAGCCCCAAAGGTCATCAGAAGCCTTCATTTCGGCATCGGTGGGGATTTCTTGGTAGCTCATGACTTTCTCCTTTACCAAACTTGGATGAATGCCGCGTAATCCCATTCATAGGGCGCTGAGCACGTATTTACGGCCTGAGCTGCAACGCTCTCGCCGGGGAAGACTTCGATCGTTGCAAACGTCGCTTCACCGCGAACCCGCAGCGAGTCATTGCACTGGCTCACCCGAGGAGTACCGTCAGGGTTGAGCACATAGATGCACGCATGGCCGCTCAACTCGGCGCGGTTGGTCATGTTCCCGGACTCGTTGTAGATGTAGGCACCCGAAACGTGCTTCGTGTAGCCGCTGTCGTTCTTCCAGGGGTTCCATGCGGTGTACTGAGGAAGACCGTTGCAGGGGATGACCTCATCCACAGCAGGAGCACGCCACACTTGAACGCCGGTCGTGTTCGGAGCAACCATCAGCGCGAAGGTGTGAGCGACCGTCGCAGGCTTCGATCCGAGGATCACGACGCCGCCAGGCTCAACCAGCAGACCAGTGCCCGTACCGAAGGTCAGAGGGATGTAGTTCGCGTTCTCTGCCTTGGTGGTGCAGGCAACCTCACCGATACCAGCCACGTCCTGACGGTTGGAACCGAAGTTCAGAGCCGCGCAGAATTCGCCCCAGTGAGTCGTCTCGCCCGTGAAGGCTTCGATCGAGTTGATCTGCAGATAACCACCGGTGCGATTCGTGAACGTCACGAAGCCGCTTGCAGGAACAGTCACGCCGATGGGCCACGGAGAGGGCTCAAGGCTGCAGGCGACCAGCAAGCCATCCGGCCCAGTCACGCAGCTCGGGTTGAGCAGGTTCGCCGGGGGAACCGTAGGCTTGACGGAGGGGGCAGCTTGGACTACGGGTGCTTCCACTACTGGAGCAGGAGCTTCGGCAGCAGGGGCAGGCATGAAGCCGCCACCGGAACCACCACCACCGCCGCCACCGCACGCGCAGAGAGAGGCAAGCGCGAGGATCGACAGAGCGCGCTTCATGCTGCGCTCCGCTCGATGAACTTGTCGGCCATCTCGAACGCGATGCGAACGACCTGGCGGGTGAACATGCCATCCGTTTTGTCGAGCACTTCAAAGATGATCGTGCTGCCGGCGATCGCGGCTGCAAAGTCACGAGCGGCTTCGTTGCGCTCCTTCTTCTGCTCGGCGGTCATGGGCTTCTTGGTGGTCATGGCCTGGTGCTCCTTAGCGGTAGGGAGCCCAGACCACCACGCCATCAGCGGCGAGGTTGGCGGCGACGGTCGAGAACCAGCGGGTTCCGCGCATCGTCTTGTTGAAGCGCAGGCCGGTCAGCTTGAGAGCCGAGAGGCCGATCAACACACCAGCGATGTTCTGGGCGTTGTCCTTGATTGCTTGCTTGTTCATCTGCTTCACTCCGTTTGTTGGGCGAGTGAAGTGATTATCGGCGTGCCGGTAGAAAAGTCAACGGGTAGCCGATATTCAAGCCGATATTTTTTCTCAGGGTTTGCCCGAGGGCCGATAGCAGACGCAAAAAAGCCCGCTTCGAGGCGGGCTTGGTTTGTGGGGGTTGTGGGGTTGGCTACTTAATGATGCATGGTCCGAACTCGCAGGGAGGTGGCGGGGCAATCGATACCAGTACGACCATGGACGCGATGAACACGATGAAGATCGCGATCAGAACGCAGAGGATCAGGGTTTTCATTCTAGTTCTCCAAAGTTGGTAGCTTCCCTCAAGCGTTTGGGCAGACCTCTATGTGGGTTCGGTACGCCCAGCTTGATCGGCCCCTTGCCTCGGGTGTCCCCAGCGGTCCCGCTCGCAACGATCTTGTCGCACATGAAATTCGCCGCCCTGACCAGCGCCAAGACTCCCATCTGGAGCCTGTCGGCGCAAGTACCCAAAATATGTATTTCCGTGCCGTGCCCGGTCGCTGCAATGCAGATGGAGCCCTCAAGCTCACCCGTACCGTCTTTAGCCAGCATGTCGGCTAGAACCAGCCTTGTCTCATCGTTTGCGGCCACCCTCGGCCGCAGTTCTATCACTTCGCCCATCTTTCACGCCTCCTAGATCCAAGATTCCCAGGTCGCCACTTATGTGGCCTGGACGGTCATTCTCGGCGGTGGGCACATTGTCATAGCTTGTTAACAGCAGCTTTACGATCAGGCGCGCTTTAGTTCCCGCTTTTTCTGGCTCGCGGGCCAAAGAAGCCAACAAAGGTTCCAAAGGTATCCGAGCGTCCACGTCGGCCTTTTGCAGCGCTTTTGTAAGAACTTCAAGCGCGTCGGCCAGTTGGTCAGATTCCGGTCTGACTTCTCCTGTATTGCCGAGCATCGATCCTTCGCCCGTAGCTAGCCAGGCAGGGCTCACGCCACAGGCCGCGGCGAGCTGGGCCGTGTAGGTCGAACTGAGGCCGGTTGACTCGGCCTCGGCGTAGGCCGACTGCGACATCCCAGCAGCCTTCGCCAGGGTCGTCTGGGTCAGTTTGGCGTGTTTCCGCGCGGTGTAGAGACGCGCGCCGTACTCAGTGCGTGCCTTGTTGGTCATATCGGCAGAGTACCGATGTCCGATATCGGTTGCCCGCTTGACACGATACCGGACACCCGATAGAGTGAGCGGTATGGACTGGCAATCACTCATCGCAGATCTCAAGGCGCGCAACTTCCGACAGGAGGACATCGCGGCGATTTGCAAGTGCAAGCAATCGACCGTGAGCGACCTCGCTAGAGGCATCACCAAACGTCCGAACGTCGAGTTCGGTCTTGCCTTGATGGCGCTGCACAAGAGCCGCCGCAAGGCACCGGCCGACAAGGCCACCGCTTAACAGGAGCCCCCCATGGACAAGCAAGAGACCGTCACTCCCTGCGTGCTGATCGCAACTGGCATCGCTGTTTGCTTCTACGGGCTGTGGGACTTCTGGACTGCAGACCTCGCTGAGCTGGACCGTGACTGTTGCCTTCGGCTCCTTCGTAACCGCGCTGGGCGTGTGCGAGCTGATCTGGACGAACCAGTTCAACGAGCAGTTCGACGGCGAGTAAGGGGCGATTCGTCATAGGTACGAATCGTCCCTTTTTTTCGCAAACCAAGGTACTCAACCTCTCTCAACCTTCTTGAGACGATCTGTGAACCAAATAGCTATCTCCACTGAAGTCCGCCCCGAAGAGGTCGCCCGCAAGCAGTCTCTTGGCTCGGCAATCGAGCTGTGCGCCGAGATCGGCGGCTATGCGCTGGACAAGACCTTGCAGACGGAACTTGGCGTTGACAAGGCCCAGTTCTCGCGCTGGCAGTCAGGCTCCGAGGGCGTGACATGGCCCAAGTTCGAGAAGCTGATGGACTTGTGCGGCAACGATGCCCCGGTCCTCTGGATGCTCCACCAGCGCGGCTATGACCTCAACAGCATCCGCAAGCAGGAGTCCGCCACCGAGCGCGAGAACCGGCTGCTGCGGGAAGAAGTCCAGGCTCTGCGCCGCGTCCTGAAGGTGCAGGCATGAGTTCCCCGTTTAACTGGCAAGGCAAGCCGAGCGAGACCTCTGCCGACCTCAAGCCTTCGACTATGACCCGCAAGCCAAACCTTGCACCGAAGCGGCTGCACAACATTTCCAAGAAGTCAGACGAGATCCTCCGCGCCCGATTCGGCGGTGCGTATTCCAAAGCCAAGCAAGGAGACGGCAAGTGAAAGACTTCGAGAAAGACGGCTACGGCTTCCTGCTGCGCTACGTGCGCAAGACCCATGGTCAACCCTTCTGCGCTGAAGACGTGACCCTTGCAGCCCAGCGCGTGGGGCTGGCTCCTGCTGATCTGCGCAACTGGGGCAAGTTGTTCGTCCAGGCCGCGAAGGATGGCTACATCTCCCGTTGTGACGTTCCGTTCCGTCGAGTGCTCGGAAACGGGACTTTGACGTTGGGCTGGGTGGCGCGTTGAACTTCTACCCGCATCACATCGGGGACTACCTGACCGCCACGGCGCATCTGACGTGGCAGGAGGACTGCGCGTATCGGCGTCTGCTGGACGTGTACTACAGCCGTGAGCAAGCACTGCCGACCGAGATGGCTCAAGCGTGCCGACTGGTGCGTGCCAGTTCGAAGGAAGAGAAGAAGGCCGTTGAGACCGTGCTTAACGAGTTCTTCGTGCTGATCGATTCGGGCTGGTCGCACTCGCGCTGCGAAGAGGAAATCGTAAAGGCCCGGGATGCTGCGGAGCGCGCAAGAGTGAACGGGAAGAAGGGCGGAAGACCACCAAAGCAGAAACCCACGGCTAACCCAGAAATAACCCAGCCGGTTTCTGTAGCTAACCCAGAAATAAGCAAGTCACAAGCTCCCATTACCAATCCCATTACCAATACCAGTTATTCCGTACCTAACGGTACGGACGCCGCTGAAGCGCCGTCTGGGATGACCGAGCCTGAGAGCCGGAAGGCGGAGGCATGGAAGGGCATCAAGTCGATGCTGAACGCGCATGGCATGCCAAAGGCCCAGACCGGCCCATTCGTCGGCAAGTTGGCGACCGACTACGGCCAAGACATTGCCCTTGAGGCGATGGAGGCGGCCATCGTTCAGCGCCCTGCTGAGCCAGATTCTTGGCTAAAGGCGACCTGCCAACACCTCGCGGGGCAGCGCCAACGCAACGAGCCCGCATGGCGGGCAGAGCAGCGAGAACGCACAGCACAAGCCGCCCCTGGTGTCGCAACACACCAGATTTCAGCAGACAAGTTTTTCATCGATGTAGAGGCCAGAAATGTCGCTCCCCGCCTTGTGGGTTGATCGGATCTTCGACAAGTTGACGCTGACCTACGGGCAAGCGTTCTTGCGCCGTTGGCAGGACATTGACATGAACGCCGTCAAGTCCGACTGGTCGCACGAGCTTTCAGGCTTCGACCAGCACCCGAAGGCCATCGCTTGGGCTTTGCAGAACCTGCCACCAGAGAAGCCGCCGACCGTGTTGGAGTTTCGCGCGATCGCTCGGAAATCGCCTGATGAGCAATTGCCGCAGATCGAACATTCACCGGCCGGCAAGGCGCGGGTTGCAGCTGAACTGGCGAAGCTGGGCCACGTCAAGAAGACGCCTCTGATGGGCAAGGACTGCCGCGCTTGGGCTCGGGCCATCGTTGCTCGTCACGAAGCCGGCGAAAAGATCACGCGCACGCAGCTCGCCATGGCGAAGGATGCGCTTGGGAGCGCCGCATGATTCGCGCCCGCGAATCCTCCGACAACTGGTCGCATGTTGCCCATGGAATCCTTGACCGTGCCCGTACCGGTCATGGCTTGCCTGAGCACATCGAGTGGGCCTTGAGCTATCTGAACGATATGGACGGCAGTACCAAGATCCCGCGCGACCTCATGGGAAGCCAAAGCAGGGCGTTCGCATGAATGGCTGTTTCAACCGCGCCGCTTACGCAGCCACCTTGCCGGCTCAAGACGGTTGGTACATGGACGGCTACACCCGCACCCCTCGGATGGTCGCAATGCCGTTCCGCATGAGCCCCGACTGCAACTACACGCAAACAGAACTCGGCCAGGCCGACAAGAAATGCGCCGGCTGCAACTGGAGGGCAAATGGACAGGATGACACCGGAACTACTGCACCTGACCAAGTGGGCAATGGACTGCCTAGCGTGCCAGGAATATGCGGAGTGGAAGGCGAGGGTACTAGCTCAGAAGTACCCGCAGGAGATGGCAAGCCTTCCGATGTTGCTGAGCAACGCCGTCAACTTGAGAAAACATGGCCCTCCGCGGCCGTCTACCAACCAACCGAGGAGAAGTGAATGAGCGAGTTCGAAGAGTTCCCCAAGATGGCCCGTCTGTCCCGTCGCGTCGTCATCACCGAGAAGATCGACGGCACGAACGCCCAGGTCTTCATTGACGAAGACGGCTCCATGAAGTTCGGCAGCCGTACCCGCTGGATCACGCCCGAGGATGACAACTACGGTTTCGCCAAGTGGGCGCATGAGAACCGCGAGGAACTACTGAAGCTCGGCCCCGGCCGCCACTTCGGTGAGTGGTGGGGTGCAGGCATCCAGCGCCGCTACGGCTTGAATGAAAAGCGATTCAGCCTCTTCAATGTGCAGCGTTGGGCCGATCCCGCTGTGCGCCCCGCGTGCTGCCATGTCGTGCCCGTCCTATTCGATGGGATCTTCGATACGACAGCAGCAAACGGCTGCATTGATGAGCTGAAGGTTGGTGGAAGCGTTGCAGCGCCCGGATTCATGGACCCGGAGGGCATTGTGATCTTCCACACGGCTGGTGGCTTCGGCTTCAAGAAGACGGTCAAGAAGGACGAGATGTCCAAGCAGCAGGCCGCACAACTAGCGGAGGTTTGACCATGTTCAACGTCCTGAAGCCCACCTACATCCCCATCGCTGACTGGTTCGCCGTCCGTTGGGTAACTCTCGGTCAAGCCTCGTCCATGGAGGATGCCAAGCGCCTCTATGGCGGTGCCCCAATCTTGGAGGCTGTGAAGCAATGAAGATGATTCCTGAAACAGCCGTTGACCATCTTTTGGTCTGCATCAAGGAGAAGTATGGGACGCAAGCCAAAGCCGCAGAAGCACTGGGCGTCTCAACTAGTTTCTTGAGTTCAGTACTTCATGAGCACAGGCCAATGACTCCGCGCCTTCTTGATCTTATCGGATGGGAAAGGGTAGTTGTGTACCGGCCAAAGGAGGCTCAATGAAGAAGACGACCCGCACCTATCTTCTGCTTGAGGTTGAGCGCTCGAAGGACATCCCTGACCTAACGGACCGGGCAGCAGGTCGTGTCTACAGCATGGATGGAATAGAGGGCGCTACTGCGATCCTGCTGGACTCACGCGAGGCATACGAGCTGGCAAAGGCGCAGAGGGATGGGCATGGCTGAGACGCTGACCATCGAGCTCCACAACCGTAGCCAAGCCTGGGCCGCGATCAATGGGCAACTCTTCCCGTTCCTCGCCCAAGTGCTCCAGGGCGGGCATCGGTGGGTGCTGACCGTCGCTCTCCGCAAGCGCACCAAGCAGCAAAACAAGCGGTACTGGGGGAGGGGGGTGCTGGCTCAAGTCGCCCAGCAAGCCACGGTCAACGGCCGACTGTTCGATGCCGAGGTGTGGCACGAGCAGTTCAAGCGCCAGTTCATCGGCGTGATCGAACTCCCGAACGGTCAGGTGGTGGGAAGAAGTTCCACAGACCTGACGACCGCGGAGTTTTCCGACTTCTGCTCGCAGGTTGAGGCGTATGCCGCGGCCGAGCTGGGCGTGACGTTCTATGACCTGGAGGCTGCGTGATGCTGACAGCCACCTTGAAGCCCAAGGAGTGCCGCCAGTGCGGGACCTCGTTCATTCCGTTCCGCTTCGCTGCCAAGGTCTGCAGCCCCACCTGCGCTCGTCGGTACGTTGCCGAGACCAAGAAGGCGGAGAAGGTCAGTGACCGCGCCAAGAAGGCGGAGCAGGAGCCGATCAACAAGCTGAAGGCTGCCGCGCAAACGGCGTTCAACGAGTTCATCCGCACCCGCGACGCCGATCTGCCCTGCATCAGTTGTGACGAGACCAACCCGCCCATGAAGCCGGGCGGGCAGTGGGATGCCGGCCATTTCCTGAGCCGCGGCGCCTACCCGGAACTGCGGTACGACGAGGACAACTGCCACAAGCAGTGCAAGACGTGCAACGGCGGCGGCGGGAAGTTTGCCCACAAGGCCAGGACGGTCGCAGAGGAATACGAAACCCGACTGATCGCGCGTATCGGTGCTGACCGTGTGGCACGTCTGAAAGGCCCGCACGACATCGTGAAGTGGGACCGCGACACCCTGCGGCAAATCAAGGTGATCTATCGGGCCAAGACGCGCGAGCTGCGCAAGGAGAGAGCATGAATGATTTCGAGTTAATCGATGAGCGCGCCCACATCCGCCAAGGAATGATGGAGGCATACACGTCCATGGGCATGGAAATATGCGAGGCGTGGCGGATCGTGAGGGAGTGGGACCGGTTGCCCGTAGTGGTGGAGGTCAAGCCATCATGACAAAGACGAAGAGGTTTCTAGACGCCCTGGCTGCAGGCCCCCACACCATGGAGGGTCTTGCAGAGGAGCTAGAGATGGACATTGAACAGGTGCGCCGAGCTATCTGGAGCATGCGCTTTCTCGGCTACATCGACACCAGGCCAGAAACCTACGCCCTGAGTGCAAAGGGGACGGTCAGGCAGATGGTCCGCCCCAAGACACCCAAGGCCGTACTGGACAAGAAGGCCAAACAGCGAAGGGAAAGACGAAAGGATTCTTCTGGACTGGTCGAGATGGCGATCAGGACGCAGCCGACATCAGTTTTCAACCTAGGAGCACAGCTATGAAGGTCGAGTATCACCAGATCTTTCGAAGCCTCTGGTTCTGGCAGTTCGGAATGGTCACATCCGACCAGAACTACACCCGTCGCAGGGATGCGGTACGCGGTTTCAAGCGTCACTGTGCGGCTATCAAGGGGGTGAAATCATGAACAATCTCACCAAGATCGCTGCCCTTCCACAAGCAGGAGGCTGTATGTCTGCACTCCCAGCAGAAGTAGGGAAGCAGCCCGTCAAGGTACAGATGAAGGCTCCGTACTTCGAAGAGCCAGACGAGCTTGCGTTCCCTCCCATCGATGCAGGCCAGTTCGTTGACGAGATGGCTAGGAAGCTGCTGAAAGCCGTGCAGGGGGGGCAATGACCCGTCGCGCTCGAAACGCTCGCATCCAGTGCCTCGATCCGTACACCGAGCTGTGCGAGCTAATCGAGCGCTGGGTGATCTACGACCTGAAGGCGGCAACTGGAGGTCTGGGGTATCCGGCAAAGAGCCTGGACTTCTCCTTCATCCAGTCGCCAGCTAGCTCCATTGACCCAACGGGCTACAGCGCGCAGGATCATGGAGCCATGGCCGCTGCGGTCATGCTGCTGTCGGACACCGATTCAAAGCTATTCGCAGCCCTGGCGATGTACTACAAGCCATGGATGATCGAGAGCTTCAAGGATCGGGGATTCCCTGCAGCACCGGACCAGACCTTCTACAACCGACTGGTGCGAGCGCATGCCTGGCTCGACTCTGAGCTGATGAACTCGGCTCCTGAGTACATGAAAAAGACTCGCAGGGCTTGTGCGACTGCATGAATTAGGTTACATTGGGTCTGTTTTGGTAGTGGTGGATCGCTACCTCTGGACCCGCTCAGTCGCAAGGCTCGGCGGGTTTTTCGTTTCTGCGTGTCGGTAGCTCAACTGGCAGAGCACTGGTCTCCAAAACCAGCGGTTGAGGGTTCGATTCCTTCCCGGCCCGCCACCCTCTCCTCCTTGGCACAGTTGCCGAGACTTCGCCCGCCTTAGTGCGGGCTTCTTTTTTTGTGTCGGACACGGCGAGAGCCACCCGTAATCAAACATGTCTGAAAACAATCAAACCCAATCAAAGCGGGGAGGTGCCCGCAAAGGTGCTGGCCGCAAGGCTGGGTCTGCCACGCAGAAGACGCGGGCGATTGCAGACATGGCTGCTGCTTCGGGAATCACGCCACTAGAGGTGATGCTGGAGGCGATGAACAGCTTTCGTGAGGGTGGCGACTTGGAGAAGGCTGCGAGCTTTGCCAAGGATGCTGCGCCATACATTCACCCGAAGCTGGCTGCGATCGAGCACACGGGCAAGGATGGCGGCGCCATTGCTGTCACAGGGGTTGAGCTTCATTTCGTAAAGGCCGGTCATGAGCAGGCCACTTGATCTTGCCGTCCTGGCTGAGCTGCTGTGGTACGACTCCGAGACGGGCCTGTTCTCGCGGTTGTGTGGGGCGCCCATAGGTACTCGTCACAGCAAGGGTTATGTTTCGATCAAGCTGCACGGCTACGAGGCCCTGGCTCATCGTCTCGCCTGGTACATGACGCATGGCGAGACTCCTGCCGGGATCGACCACATCAACCGCGTCAAGCATGACAACCGGATTGCGAACCTTCGGCCGGCCACGAGTAGCGAGAACCAGTGCAATCGGGGCGTTCAGTCGAACAACACCAGCGGGGTGACTGGTGTCGCAAGGAACCGCCATGACACGGCGTGGCAAGCGTACATAAAGCTTGCGGGCAAGCGGAAGCACCTTGGGACGTTCCAAGACTTTGATGAGGCCGTAGCTGTTCGCAAGGCTGCGGAGGCCGCCATGTTTGGACGGTTCGCGCCGGATGCCCACGTTAAAGGCTGAGTTCCCTGACTGGGCGCAACCGCTGTTCCAGTCAGGATGGCGCTACAAGGTTTTGCATGGCGGGCGCGGCTCTGGGAAGAGCTGGGCTGTTGCTAGGGCCTTAATCCTTCAGGCCGCTGCCAAGCCTCTGCGCATTCTGTGTACGCGAGAGGTGCAGAAGTCCATTAAAGACTCGGTGCATAAGTTGCTTAGCGACCAGATAGAGGCACTTGGGCTCGGCGCGGGGTTTGAGGTCACGGAGCACGAGATCCGCCATAAAAACGGCTCATCGTTCGTGTTCTCTGGCCTTGCGCAGCACACCGTTGAATCGATCAAGTCATTCGAGGGGGTCGATCGGTGCTGGGTGGAAGAGGCTCAGACGGTGAGCCAACGGAGCTGGAACACGCTCACTCCGACGATTCGGAAGACCGGATCAGAGATTTGGGTCACGCTGAATCCGCAGATGGAGTCAGACGAGACGTATCAGCGCTTCATTGCATCGCCTGAGTCGGACACATGGGTTTACCAGGCGAACTGGACGGAGAACCCGTGGTTCAACTCGGTCCTTGAGGCCGAGCGGCAGAAGACGCTGCGGCGCGACCCCAAGGGCTACGCCAATATTTGGGAAGGCAAGTGCAAGCCTGCTGTTGAAGGTGCGATCTACTACGACGAGATCGCCAAGGCAGAGGAAGAGGGCAGGGTTTGCAACGTCCCGCACGACCCGAAGCTGAAGGTTCAGGTGATTTTCGACCTTGGCTGGAACGACGCGATGTCGATCAGCTTGGTTCAGAAGAGCCTTTCGTCGCTGGCGGTGATCGAGAACATCGAGGACAGCCATAAGACGCTGGCTCACTACTCAGCCCTGCTGAAAGAGAAGAAATACAACTGGGGCAAGGTCTATCTCCCCCACGATGGCAAGCACAAGGACTACCGGACCGGTCGGAGTGCTGAGGACATCATGAAGGGGTTGGGCTGGGATGTGGAGATCACGCCCAACATCAGCATCGAGGACGGCATCAGGCTGACGCGGATGACCTTCCCACGGCTGTACATGGACAAGACCAAGGCGGCCAGGCTTGTGCAGTGCGCCAAGCGATACCGCCGCAGCATCAACCAGCAGACGAACGAGCCAGGCGCTCCCTTGCATGACGAGTGGAGCCATGGCGCGGACAACCTTCGATACATCGCGGTCAATGCCGAGAGCATGACCAATGAGGACTGGGGCAAGTTGCCTCCTCTTGAACAACATCAACCGGACGACATAGGCGCCTACTTCTGACCATGGCTGAATCCCTCCAAACCTCTACGTCGCTGGCGTTGCTGCTCGAAGCGCGCCTTGTCGCGTGGGAAAACGCGAGGAAGCCGCAGGAAATCAAGCTCCTGGAGTGCTATCAAGACGTGATGCGGATCGCACGCGACGATGACACGACCGGCACTGGTGCAGCTCGGGCCAAGAAGAGCAAGGGTCTGTTCATCGGATCGACCCGGAACAAGGTCCGTGCAGCTCGGGCGAAGATCACGGATGCACTGTTTGGCAACGGTCAGATGCCGTTCGACACCACGCCGACTGATGAGAGCTTGGCGCCCTTTGCGGACGTGATGGAGGACATCATCACGGACCAGATGGAGCGCGGGAAGTTCAAGGCGCTGCTCAAGACTGGCGTGAACACGCTCGGCACCTATGGAACCGGCTTCATCTTCGGACCGTTCGTCAAGAAAGAGACGCTTACCGAGACGAAAGCGGTTGACGGGGCGATCAAGGAAGAAAAGTACGAGTTCGATCTACCTTACTTCGAGCTTGGCAACACGCTGGACGTGTATCCAGACCCTGAAGCGCGCGAGGTCGAGTCGGGTCTAGGCGTGTTCTGGGTCACGATGGAGAGCCCGACGACTGTTGCGGCCTGGAAGAACGACAAGGCGTACAAGAACGTCGATATGGCCTTGATTGGGCCTGGCGACCGCGGCAACGAGAC